TTACCGGTGTGCCCGCTCCCAGGTTTGCATGGCATCTAGCTGAGCCGGGGTGTGGAACCAATGCTCGCCCGGTTCGTATACCGTCAGTTCCGCATGGTGTTTTTGGGCGAACGCCGTCACCGTGTCCCGGCTTGTCATGGTGTCCTGCCCGGCGTACAGGATTGCTGTGGGGATCTGCCAGCCATCCAGCGGGTGTTGGCGCACCCAACACAGGTACCGCCACGAAAGGGTCTGCCCAAATTCTGTAGTGATCTCACCTTTTTCGCAAAGCTGCTCCGGCGTTACTTTTGCCCACTGCATCATATCACAGATCAGCCGCTCCATATCCACAATCGGCGAAACAAACAGCGCTTTTTCAATCGTTGCCCCGGCAAAAGCCAGCATGGAAAAATAGGCCCCGATGCTGTTGGCCCGCAGCCGAATCCTCTGCCAGTGCTGCTGCAGATAGGCCAGCACCGTTTGCAGCTCCGGCACCACCTGCCAGGGAGTAAAGTCAGTTTCCCCCGTGCGGTCTCCATGTTCCGGCAGGTCAATGCCCAGCACCTGCCAGCCGGTTGGGGCGGCAAGCGCCGCAAATGCTGCGGCTTCCGTTTTATTACCGCCCTGGCCATGCACGAACAACCAGATGTTGGGGGCCGGTTTGCCGTACAGTACAGCCGGAATTGTGCCAATTTTTAATTCTTGAGTGCACATTTGTGGTTTTCCTTTTTATTTGTTGGACAACAATGTAAAAAACGTTTGAAAAAAGGGGCTGATGAGCTCGTCATTTTTTTAGCGATACAACAAAAAAAGCTGTGACACATTTTTGCCACAGCTTTTTGGTGGGAGCTGGTGGATTCGAACCACCGAAGCATTAAGCAGCAGATTTACAGTCTGTCCCCATTGGCCACTCGGGAAAGCTCCCATATTCATTTGTGCCTCTGCCTTAACAGCGCTTGATTATTATAGCAGGATAAGATGGAAAAAGCAAGCCCTATTTCAAAAATATTTTTGTAAACGGCGGAACAGGAAACGGACGGCTGCGGTGGCAAGTGCCTTGCAATCCGAGAAAAACAATGCTACACCGAAAGAAACAGCCTGAGATACAGGGAGATCACCGCCCAGAGTATTCAGCGCATACAAATTCTGCACCGTGGTATTTTAATGCCTGCTTTTGGCCGCATATTGCAACTGGCCCGCATGGAAGAGATGGACTGCGAGTTTGTGGAGGTGACCGCCCACGAAGGTGCCCGCCCCACCCATGCAGTGTGGCAGGGCAGGGTCTACCACCGCGGGGGCATCAACAAAATGCGCCGGGTGAACTACGCCGCCAACAAGGAGCGCATCAACGCCCAGAAACGGGCGGCCTATGCGGCCCGGCGGTTGCGGGAACAGGCGGACCGTGGTATACTTGATGGCATAACGGGCGGTTACCTGCCCGTTACCGAGCAATCCATCGAGGCTGTGCAGCCATTCACTTGCCGCGTGCTGGATGCCGCGGGCAGCCGTGCCCTTGCCAACGCCCACAAGCGGCTGCTGCTGGAAGCCCGGAAAGTTCCGCTTGGAACAGAAAAGGCCCGCTACTATGGGCTGGATATGCAGCCGCTGAGTAAGATCATCATCAGCGGGCAGCAAGGGCGGGTGCGCATCCCGGACCAGGACGTGCCCTACATAGCGGCGCACACCCACCCTAGCGGTTTGACATTCTCGCCGTCCGATATCCGCCGGTTTGCCCTACGGGAGAATATGCGGATGCTGACGGCAGTGGGCAATGACGGGACTGTGTATGCAATCGAGAAAACGGCACCGTTTGACTGGAGCGGTCTGCTTGCCCTGTTCCGCGATTCTGAGATCCGCCTGGCCGCAGCGAAAGACCCGAAAGAACTCCAGGAAATCATGCAGCAACTTTTGAAGGAGGCAAAACAGTATGGCGCGAACTTTTACGCCGGAAGAGATCGCTGAGATGAAAGCCTTCTTGCGGGCGCACCCTCCCGACCCGGCTTACGATGATGAGGATGAATTGTTCGACGGAAAACTTCCGCCGGAGGAATTCAAAACCCGCTGCGTCCGGGATATTCTGAAAAACCTGGGCGAGCTGCCCACATCCAACAACTGAACACCCAAAGCACGATGCACACACACCGTGGTATTTTATGCCTGCCCTGTATGAGGGGCGGGCGGGCTATTCGCAGGGCATTCAAACACCGGGCAAACCACTGGTATAATGAGAGTGATTCCACCGAGGATGACGAACGCACGGCATCCGCGTTCCGCATCGGCCATCGGGCTGGTACTGCGGTACTGCCGCCCTGTTCGACTCCTCAGCAGCTCACAGAGCACCAAAACAAAAACACCCGCCGGGGTACGGCGGGTGCTTTTATTTTGGTGGGACACTGCGCACAGCATCCGAACGCTCCTCCAGTCGATGCATCGTCAATTTCCTGCATCTTCACAATTACCTTTCCGTTTTCGGTGTAATTGAAAGCGATATCGAAATGGTCATCGTACAGATAGATAGCATTGACAAAGGTTTTAATTAGTCGTTTTTGACTGTCCCGATCCGAGATATCCATAGCGGCCATTTTTCGCAGAAAGTATAGGACCATATTCCGTGTGAGCTTAAAGCCCCTGGCCAGCCCCGCATCCGCGCGGGCAGCGCTGAGGGCTTGCTTTTGTTCGGTCAGTTCATCCATGCGGGCTTTTGTCATTTCATTGATAATGCCCATTTCGATGGCTTTCATCACATTGGAAAGCGCTCTATCTACATCCGCAATCTGTCTGTCCAGCGCCCTGATGGTATCGCCAGAAGTATCACTGCGTTCGTATTCAGCCCACACTCTATCTGCGATGTATTTCAGTGTAGCATCATCTTGTAATAAATTTCTGATAGACTTTAACACCAATGGCTCAAGAACATCCTGACGCACAGACTTTTTCGTGCATGATTTTTTCCTTTTACGGTTTAGGCAGGTGTAATAGTTATGCTTTACTCCAGTATGCCCGTGACCACTTACCCCAGCCATTGGCGCTCCACAATGGCCACAGAATAATTTATCGGTCAGCAAGTATTCTGCTCTTGACCACACTCTTGACGGAGCACGGCGGTTGACCTTGAGCATCTCCTGTACCTTATCAAACGTAGCACGGTCAATCAATGCCGGCATACCGCCCTCATTACGGATATCGCGGAATATATACACGCCGGTATATTTTTCGTTTTTCAGCAGCCGATGAAGGCTATTAACGGTAAACATACCGCCCCGTGTTGCTCTGAGACCCTGCGCATTGAGCCAGGCCGCGATTTCGGCCATTGTTTGGCCTCCCGCATACCGCCGGAAAACCTCAGTTATAAAGGGGGCTGTATCCGGATCGACCTCATATCGTTTGGTATCGGGATTGACCTTGTAACCTATCATTCGTGTACCGCCGTTTGACTGCGACTTTTTAGCGCTCTCACGCTGGCCCCGGCGCACGTTCTGCGCTAGTTGGAGCGAGTAATATTCTGCCATGCCCTCAAGCACGGAATCCAGAATAACGCCCTCCGGGCCGTCCGGCACATCCTCTGCAACGCGCTCCACCCTGACTCCGTTCTTTTTGCAGCGGTAACGGTTAAAGGCAATTTCTTCACGGTTGCGCCCGAATCGGTCAATCTTCCATAGCAGGATTACCCCGAATTGATGCGTTGCGGTATCGGACAGCATCTTTTGAAATTGCTCTCGATCATCATTGCGCCCTGTCATCGCCCGATCCGCATAGATGTGGATTATCGTGTAGCCTTTGCCCTCTGCATATTTTTGCGCCGCTGCAATCTGCCCGTCGATGGATTGCTCGGTCTGTCCATGGGACGAATACCGCGCATAAATTACGGCTGTTTTATCTACTGAGCTCAAAATACCACACCCCCATTTAACGAAAATAGGCTTAAATTTGCAATTAAGGCTTTGATTTTGTGCTTAAAAAGCCAAGTCAGAATTGAAAAATGATTGCTATTTTAGGAAACCCAAAACCGCAATAAACAAAATGCCGAATATTACTGTTGCCGCTATAGACCCAATTTCTCCGTTATTGAACTTTTTATACTCTTCATCGAGGTCTTTTTGTGTCGTGAAATCAAAAGTGTATCCGCAATCTTCGCAGTAAGCCATGTTTTTACGCTGAATTTTCTTTTCCCCCGATGCGAATCTGACATTAGCAACTCTTGTAGATCTGCCCGTACCAGTTGTTCCACTGCTCACATACTTAAATTTTATGCGCTGGCCGCCGCACATTGGGCATACTCGTTCTGATGGTCTGACTTTCGCAATTTTACGCTTTGCAAGGGCGCATCCTATGGCAAGGAAAAGAGAAAGCATAAATGCTACTGCTACCACCGCAATGCCGAGCATCATATACAGCGCTACCACAATAATTATTGAGATAATTGTAACCATGTTTTATACCTCCGCTTCGTTATTGGAGCATTAAACTTCCGTGTTATATTCTGGCAGGCCACGGCAGATGCCAACAGCCACGCCCTCAATACGCAAGTCGTTAATTTCTTCTTTTGTGTAGGTCATCGGTGTGAAGCGAGGGTTTTCCGGATGCAAGATTACTGTATCTCCATGACGATAGAACCGTTTTAGCGTTGCTTCGTCATCAATCAATACTGCCGTAATTTGTCCATTTGCCGCTGTCAACTGTGAGCGGATGCACACCAGATCACCATCACAAATAGTCGGAGACATTGAATCCCCTTTACACATGAGGGCAAAGTCTGCCCGCCACATAGATGGTACGCTGATGTACATTTCAACATTTTCTTCCGCGAGAATGGGAGTGCCACAGGCAATCGTGCCAATCAGCGGCACAGTGCTCATTGCAGGCATTGGTACGAAGCCTTTCGGGACAGCCTTATTTTTCGCCGCCTCTTGCGCAGCATCTTGTTCCATTGCCTGCCAATCATCCCACATGAGGCGGCTGTTGCCTTGGTGCTTTTCATTTAGCTCATTTCTTATGCTGTCTGGAATAGCGTCAAGTCGATTATCCGGGTCATTATCCCAATCATAATCATCTGTTGTCCACCCTATTAAATACTCAGGTGTGGTTTTTAATGCTCGTGCAAGTGCAACTATTTTACTGTGGTACGGGTCGATTTTGCCTGCTTCGATTTTCGCAATAGTTGAGCGCGTTCCATATCCGACCGCCTCAGCAAGTGCAGCCTGCGAAATTCCAAGCCGTTTTCGACATAGCTTAATTCTATCACCTATGGAATCCATATAAACCTCCATACATCGTAATGTCTAAATTTTTCTTTATACAGTATTCTACTATAAGTGTGATTAAAAATCAAGTTTTTTTTATTTTTTTCAAAAAAGCTGTTGACATATAATCACTTTAGTGTTATGATGCGTGTAGTGATAAATAATCACTTTCAAACAGAACAGAGAGGAGGATTGATTGAATGTTCAATAGTTTAATGCTTGAAATTGCGATTACTCGTTCGCAAATTTCAAAACGTGATCTCGCAAAAAAACTCGGTATATCGGAACAAGGGCTGTATAACAAGTTGAATGGCATTAGTGAATTTAAGGCTAGCGAAATCCGCGCACTGTCTGATGAATTGTCCTTGTCCTCACAAGAACGAGAGGAAATTTTTTTCGCAAAAGGGTGATTATTTATCACTCTTTTGAACAAGAGGTGACAGTAATGGAAAGCATCAAATTCAACTTCGACCAAATCCCTGAAAAGGAAGCCCGCGTTTTGGGCCAAACACTTCTTGAAGCCTGCAAGAAATTCTACTCTGATCCTAAAAACCTTGCCGCGTATGAGGCTTGGGAAGCACAGCAGGAGGCTGAACATGAATAAAGCGTTGAACGTTGTAGGCCGTATCCTGATTTTCTGTGTTGGCGAGGTTTCTATGTACTTTGCCATGATGGATCCGGTCGTTCACATCATGCTAGGCGATGACATCAACGCATCACGGCTCTTGATCAGCTGGGCCGCCTTGATCCTCACCGCCATCATTGATGACAAAGTTCTCCCCGTTTTCAATTACGACAAGGGCAACAATGTCCACGTCAAATAAGTTTTTTGGAGGTAACACACCATGATCGAACTGAAAGTAACCGTTGACGCTCCTGAACTGAGCGTCGCCATCAACCATCTGGCCGATGCCATTGAAAGCAAGGGCACTGATGCCCCCGCCGCTCCGGTAAAAAACTCTCGCAGCAAGAAAGTCGCTGTCAAGACTGCCCCGGACGTACCTGCGGTTTCTGCTCCTGCCCATTCTGAACCTGTCGGATCCCCGGTGCCCGTTGAACAGCCTGCCGCGGCTCCTCAGCCTGTACAGGCGCCCGCGGCTGCCCCGGTGCAGCAGGCCATCCCCGCCACTCCTGTGGCCGCGCCTATGATGCAGCAGCCTGTTGCAACTGCCGCTCCCGTGATGACCCCGCCTGCCGCTCCCGTGACCCAGCAGTTTATCCCCCAGCCCGCTGCGCCGACACAGTCTCAGCAGGGTATCACTTGTGAGCAGATCATCAACGCCGCCATGCCGCTGATGAACAGCAACCCTGCCTTTGCAATGCAGCTGCAGGGCATCCTTGCAAAGTATGGCGTTCAGGCTGTCACCCAAATTCCCGAAAATATGCTGCCCAATGTGGCCGCGGATCTCCGCGCCCTTGGCGCAAAGATTTAAGGGAGGGCCATTACGGCAAGCCCTGAAATTCACGCCAAGTGTGGCGCGTCCAATGCGTACCGCTATCTGGCCTGTACCGCGTCGCCCACGTTTGAGGCGCAATTCCCGGCCAGTACGAGCATCTATGCCGAGGAGGGAACGCTGGCGCACAGCATTTGCGAACTGTTCGTCAAGACCCACGGCGATGCAGACGCGATGGCCGGGGAACTGCGCTCCCTGCAGCAGCACAAGCTCTATCAGCCCGAAATGCTGACCTGCGCCAAAATCTACTGTGACTGGATTATGGAAAAGGCGCTGGGCTACACCAATTCTCCGGCGATTATGACAGAGCAGCAGGTAGACTTTTCCGATGTTGTGCCGGAGGGTTTCGGTACTTGTGACTGTGTGATGATTGGCGATGACGTGCTGAACATCTTTGACTACAAACACGGCAAGGGTGTCCGTGTGGATGCCGTAGGCAATCCACAGATGCGGCTTTATGCCCTCGGTGCCCTTGCAAAGTACAGGCCCTTGTACGGTGACACCATCAAAAAGGTGCGCATGACCATCATCCAGCCTCGAATCAGCGCAGATCCGTCCGAGGATGAGATGTCTGTAGACGATCTGCTGGCATGGGGCGACCGCGTCCATCCCATTGCCGTGGAGGCGTTCAACGGCCCCGGCACATTTGTGCCCGGTGAACACTGCAAATTCTGCCGGGGCAAGGCCAAATGCCGCGCCCGTGCCAACGTCAACACCGCTCTGGAAGATTTCGCATCCTGCGTGCCCATGGGCCGTGTTCCTGCCGATGAGCCGAAAGATAATGCCTCTCGCATGGCGATGGGCCTGCAAAAGGCGTTGACGGATTCGGAAATCGGCCAACTGCTGACGCGCGGCCAGTTTTTGGTGAGTTGGTATGATGACCTGAAAGCCTATGCGCAGCAGACTATCCTCGACGGCGGCGAAATTCCCGGCTGGAAAGTCGTTGCTGGTCGCAGCGTCCGCGCGTTCCACGATACCGATGCCGCATTCCAGACGCTCATCAAGGCCGGGTATGATGAGGCTATGCTCTATGACCGCAAGCCAGTCTCCCTGTCCGAACTGGAAAAGCGGCTCGGCAAGAAAAAGTTTGCCGAACTGCTGGCCGACCAGATCGACCGCCCAATGGGCAAGCCGACACTGGTTGACGAATCTGATAAGCGTGAGCCGTACAACAGCGCCGCCGCTGATTTTGGAGGAGTGAACGCCAATGTTTGACGATTACGACCATATCACAATCAGCTATCACCATCGGGACGATGGCTGGTTTGAGATGGAGCTATATCTGCCGCTGTTGGTTGACTGCCCCAAAAATAAGATGCCTGCCATCCTCTCCCAATTCGTCAAGGACGAAAAGTGCGAGGATAAGGCCAAAAAGCTGCTGGCCTACTGGGAGCGGCAGCGCGATAAGTACGAGCGTGACCGCAAGGATGCGGCAGATGCCTATGTGAACATCTCTACTGAGGTTTCAGAACTGCAAACCGTTGTCAACACCAAAAAGCACCCTGTCGGCACACGCCTGACGAAAGTCGAATTGCAGGATGCAAAAAAGCGGCTTGCAGACAAGAAAGCACTCAAAAAACGCACCTACGATACCTTGAAATACAGCTATAACCGTAAGACCCGGCTGGACTTCTTTATCGAGATGCTGAAATGTCACCCTAAATTGCAATGGATATTTTCTGAGGAGGTACAGAAGTGAAAGTTGATAAAAACAGCCCTTTGGGCGAAATGCTCTTGAAAATGGCCGCCGAACATGACCCGAAACTGCGCAGGACCATCCGCAACGATGAAGTTGGCGACCTGAACATCATCGTCCTCGGCGCACCCGATGATGAAATCAAAGATTTGCTGGAATCCTTGTTTATGGGCGAGGACAAATGCAAGAACTGCGAGGAAGTCAAGGCGGCTACACTCACTGATGCGGATGATGCATCCAATCTTGATGCCCTTCTGGACGAACTGCGCAATCTGGTTTGCGATGACGATACCCCGGAGGCCGTTGCCATGCCCTCCCGCATCGTGCTGTTGTCCAATGACATCATGCAAATTCTTAATCACCTGCCGCATCTCATTGCACCCAAAAAGGACGTGCCCTATACCGTGCGCCGCGCCGAGATGCTGGGTGCCATCAAAGACGCAATGCTCGATGCCCGTGCGGATATCGTAACCGTTCTGGCTCGCTATCCCGAATTTGCTGAAATCACGGATAAATACTTCGATGACGACGAAGAAGATACCGCCGAAACCGAATAAAGAAAGGAAATGTGTCATGTATAACAACGATGCACAGAGATGTTTGACCGGCGAGGTTCGCCTGTCCTATGTCAACCTCGACAAGCCCCGTCAGCCGCAGGGCGGCGTGGGCGATGCCAAGTACAGCGCCACCTTGCTAATTCCCAAGACCGACACCGCCACTATCGCAGATTTCCGTGCCGCTATTCAGGCGGCAGCGCAGATCGGCGCGGGGACGCTGTGGGGCGGTATCATCCCGCCGAATCTGGATTCCATCATCCACGACGGCGACGGTGTACGCCCCAGCGGTATCCCGTTTGGCGATGAGTGTCACGGATGCTGGGTCATCACCGCCAGCTCCAAAAACAAGCCGCAGGTCGTCGGACAGGACAACATCAATGTCGAACTGGCCCCGCAGGACATCTACAGCGGTATGTACGCCCGTGTGACCGTCCGCTTCTATCCCTTTAACACCGCTGGCAAGCGCGGTGTCGGCTGTGGGCTGGGCAACGTGATGAAAGTCCGTGACGGTGAGCCGCTGTCTGGTGGTGCATCTGCTGCCGCTGACTTTGCCGGTATTGGCAACGCCGTGGCCCCGGCTCCTGGTGGTATGCCGGGCACTCCGATGCAGCAGAGCTGGCCGCAGGCAAACCCTGTGCCGACTGCCGCTCCGGCTGCGCCCGTGTACCAACCGCCCTACTCCGCGCCTGCCGCGAACCCGGCACCATGGAACGGCGCTACACAGATGTATGCTTCTGGCGGCGCTGTGAATCCGCTTACCGGGCAGCCGATGTAACCGAAACACTCCCTCGCAGGGTGCGTGATGCCCTGTTCGACCCAGCTACCACGCTTTTCGGCAGGGTGCTGGTAATTAAGTAACCATTCACCTCTTTCTATACCGGGAGGGGCTGCGCCCCTCCTCTTATGAACTCGGATAGCTCAATGGCAGAGCAAGCGCGCGATGTCGGTTCAAGTCCGGCTCCGGGGCAGAAATTAAGAGGAAATCCAAGCCCGTACATAAAGGAAAGGAATCTACAAATGAGCTTTGCAACTTTGCGTAAAAACGTCTGTATCGATACTGACATCGGTACTGCCCTGAAAGAAATCGCATCCAATCCGCACATTAGCGATGTGCTGGCTTTTGACCTGCTGGATGGTCGTCATATCGAGTGCGCTGTCACTGACATCGACGATAATGCAATCCGCTTTGATTCTGTGGATTGCCTCGGTGACGACATGATCTATGGTAATGTAGAAAAATGGCTTGACTGCATCGATCATCTGCTACCCGATGAACTGTGCAAGGCTATCGTTGATACCGAACGCAAGCATACCATCAACGGCAAGAAAATTAGTCGTCTTGAGCGCCTGTTCCTGCCTGCCGCGTCTGAACTGTTCAGCGGTGACAGCGTTCTCGGTGATGAGGATCTGTATAAGCAGATGGATTGGTACAAAGACCGTCGGCACCGCACGAGAATGGATGAACACAACGGCAATTCTACTGCCTATTGGACATCTTCTCAGCACTCCGGCAACTCTACCAGCTTCTGCATTGTGAACTACAACGGCTATGCGAGCAGCAACAACGCCTCCGGCACGTGGCTGTCCGCGCCCGTCTGCTTCCGTATCCGTAAATCGTAATTATCCCCCGCCCCTTGTGGGTGCGGTCTATGCGGACCCCCTTATAAATAAGGAAAGGAAATGCCCAGATGAAAACCAGATTTGACAGCGCCGAGGTTTGGCGCACGAACAACGATACGACGGTGAGCATCAAGGAGCTGGAAACCTCGCACCTTATGAACATTGTGCGGATGCTCCTGCGCCGCCCCGAAACCGTCCAGACGATGCTTGTCTGTGACATTGAGCGACAAAGCCGCAACGTATGGAGAGCGAATGATCTTGTTGACGAAGATGCCGTCGCATCTATCCACAATGCCACTTCCATGACTCCTCGTGAGATTGTTCAGTGGGTACAGGGTACGCCCCTGTTTACGGCTATCGTCATTACCCTTGAGGGGCGTGGGGTCAACACCTCCGTGCTGATTGGCTCGGTTTTGGCTGAACTCGGATATGAGGAGAACGGCAATGAGTGAACAGCTACACCATCTGAGTATCGACCTTGAGACTTACAGCACCGTCAGCATCGGCGCGGCGGGGTCATACCGATATATCCTCGACCCGTCTTTTGAGATTCTGCTTTTCGCGTACAGTCTCGACGGGATGCCCGTTGAGGTCATCGACGTGGCAAGCGGGCAGATTATTCCCCTTTGGCTGAAAAATGCCCTCAAAAATCCCTTGTACATCAAACACGCCTACAACGCGGCCTTTGAATGGTTCGCTCTCAGCAAGTATCTGGGATGGCTCCCCCCCGATCAGTGGCGCGATACGATGCTCCACGCGCTCTACTGCGGCTACCCGGCATCTCTGGACGCGGCGGGCAGGGCGATGGGCCTGCCCGAAGATAAGAAAAAGTTGACGACGGGCAAGGCCCTTATCCGCTATTTCTGTGTTCCCTGCAAGCCCTCCAATGCCAACGGCAACCGCACCCGCAATCTGCCCAAGCATGATCCTGACAAATGGAAACTGTTCAAAGAGTACAACGGGCAAGATGTCGTCACCGAAATGGAGATTGACCGCCGCCTGTCGGCGTTCCCCGTGCCCGCATTTGTGCAAAAGCAATGGGAAACCGATTTACAGATGAATGCGCGAGGCGTGGCCGCTGACATGGAATTGGTGCGCGGCGCTCTCGTTATCGGCGCTATTGTTAAAAGTCGGTTGATGACTGAGGCTCGCCAGCTCTCCGGGCTGGATAACCCCAACTCCATCCGGCAGCTTGCTCAATGGCTGACGGATGCCACGGACAGCGATGCGGAAATTACCAGCGTTACTAAGGAAACCGTCGCCACGATGCTGAAACAGCCGCAACCCGCCAACGTGCAGCGGATGCTCGAAATCCGGCAGGAACTCGGCAAGACCAGCACCAAAAAATATGATGCGCTGGAAACCTGCATAGCGGATGATGGTCGTGTCCGTGGCCTGCTCCAATTCTACGGTGCCAACCGCACCGGGCGCTGGGCGGGCCGTCTGGTGCAGGTACAGAATCTCCCCCGCACATATACCCATCCCCTGCCCCCTGCGCGTCAGCTTGTGAAAGACCGCAATATCGATGGCCTGCGGCTGATGTACGGCAGTATCAACGATACTCTGTCGCAGCTTATCCGCACAGCCTTTGTGGCGACCCCCGGCAATGTGCTGATCGATGCCGACTTTTCGGCTATCGAGGCCCGCGTCATCTCGTGGCTGGCCGGGCAGGAATGGCGGCACCCACGGCAAAATCTATGAGGCGTCGGCGTCTCAGATGTTCCATGTGCCCATTGAAAAAATCAAAAAGGGCAACCCGGAATATGCGTTGCGCCAGCGCGGCAAAGTTGCAGAACTGGCCCTCGGCTATCAGGGCGGTGTCAGTGCCATGCGCCGCATGGACGTGGGCCACAACCTTGATGATCTCTCCGATGATGAAGTCAAGGGCATTGTAGACAGATGGCGCGAGACAAACTCGATGATTCGTGATCTATGGAATATCGTTGATTCTGCCGCCATCACTGTCATCACCAACGGCGGCGCACAGACCATCCGCTCCGAAACTACCGATGCCATCATCACACTGGCTTGTGAGCTGGATGTCATTACCGGCACTCGGTATATGACGATTCTGCTGCCGTCTGGGCGCAAGCTGTACTACCCATCCCCAGAAATCGGCGTAAACCGCTGGGGCAATCCCTCGGTCAGCTATATGGGTCAGAACCAGACAACTAAGCGCTGGGAAAGGGTCGAAACCTACGGCGGTAAGCTCGTGGAGAACATCGTGCAGGCCATTGCCCGTGACTGTCTGGCAATCGCCATTGAGAACCTGGAAGCACAGGGCCTACACGTCGTATTCCACATCCATGATGAAGTCGTCATCGACACTCCTGCATGGGCTGATGAGGATACGATGCTGGACACCGTCACCAAAATAATGACAAAGCCCATCCCGTGGGCGCTGGCGCTGCCCCTCAATGCGGATGGCTGGGTCGATAAATTCTTCAAAAAGGACTGATCACCATATGAAAGCGTTAATTCATCTCGATCAGAACGGCAAAAAGGTCATGGAACGGCGCGTCCATGATGCCGTAATGAAAGAACGTGCCGACATCAGCACCCGCGCTCAGTATGTTTGGGCGCTGTCCATGCTCCAATGCGGCCCGCCGCCGTGCACCGTGCAGCGCGTTTCGGATCACTTTGAGGCAGTGCTGGACAAGTACATGGAATACCAGACTGAGGACTTAGGCGACCTATTCATGCGCTCTATGCTCCACGATTCGGGCGTTGAGGTCAAAGCGACCAGCCGAGAAAGGAAGCGTAAAAGAAAATGAGCAAGGTACAAATCACCGCCTTTACTGGCGAATACTACTTTTTGAGCAACTACTGCACCTGCCCCATCACCATTGACGGGCTGACCTATCGGAGTGCCGAGGCCGCTTTTCAGGCAGCAAAATGCAGTGATCCCATCGATCGCGCGGCATTCTGCACCGTCCCGCCCAACGTAGCAAAGGCCATCGGGCGCAAAATCAAGCTGCGCGATGGATGGGAAAAAGAACGCGACGGTATTATGGCCGACATCATCCACGCGAAATTTTCTCAAAATCCAGAATTTGCGCATGCCCTTATCGACACCGGCGATGCCGAACTGATCGAGGGTAACACATGGAACGATAACTACTGGGGCGTGTGCGGATGCGCCCGCTGCCGTAGTGAGGGCACTAAGGGGCTGAACAAGCTGGGGCAGATTTTGATGGCCGAGCGGGCGCGGCTGCAGACGGCTACACCCGCCGTAACCGAGGAGGGCTGACAATGGTACACCTCGGAGACATTACCAAAATGAGCGGGTACACCATCCCGCCTGTGGATGTCATTACTTTTGGTTCACCGTGTCAAGACCTCTCCATCGCTGGCAAGAGGGCCGGTATGGCCGGGGAACGCTCCGGGCTGTTCTCTGAGGCCGTCCGCATCATCCGCGAAATGAGATATGCCACTTTCGGCGCGTACCCCAAATATGCCATTTGGGAGAACGTGCCGGGAGCCTTTAGTTCAAATAAAGGAGAAGATTTCCATGCCGTCCTGCAAAGCCTCTGCCGGGTCATCGACCCCGCCGCTGTTATTCCTAGACCTACGGACGCACGGGGGGGGATCATTAAATGGCCCCGCGCCGGTGCAGTTCTGGCAGACAACTACTCGCTGGCGTGGCGAACAATGGACGCCCAGTATTGGGGTGTGCCCCAACGTCGTTTGCGCATCTCGCTTGTCCTCGATCTTACAGGTGGGCGTGCCGGAGAAATACTATTTGAGCCGGAAAGCTTGCGAGGGCATTTTGCGCCGGGCATCACGCCGGGGCAAGCAACTCCCCGAACTGCTGAAAATGGCGCTGGAACAGCAGATTGCACAGATGCCATCCCCGTAAACCTCCAAATTGCGACCCGTCATAAATCTCTCGGTGAAAGAACGGGCCTCGGTATCGGGCAGGCGGGTGATGCCGCCTATACTTTGCAGGAAGGTCACGAGCATGGGGTCTGCTGTCTTGAGGATGCCAAAGCCTACACTCTAAAAATCCGTTCCGGGTGTGAGGGTGGCGGCAAGGGTGCGTTGGTGCAGACCGAAAAGAGCGCCACCCTCTCCACCTTACAAGATCAAACAGTATTTTGCATTTATGGCAACTTGATTGATAGAGAAACCAATCAAAATGGTAGTGGAATCAAACAGGATTGTAGCTTTACTCTTAACACTGTAGATCGCCATGGCGTTGTTTATGCAGATGGCTGCCTCAACAACATCAAGCCTGTATGCTACGCCGCCACTACAGAACCAAACATGGTCATTTGTGATGATTGCTCCCCAGCGATCCGCAGTCGGGATTACAAGGACCCGAATATTGTCTGCTATGACGCACGTGGCAACGGCGATGGTATGCTGTCCCCTACCATAACAGGCGACCACAACAGCCGAATTACGGATTATACTTCTGTCGTAATTGAAAAAATCATCCACTGGATTGTTCGCCGCCTGACCCCTACTGAGTGTGAGCGCCTGCAAGGCTATCCCGATGGATGGACAGACCTCGGAGACTGGGTAGACAGCAAGGGCAAGGCTCACAAGGCCGCTGACACTCCCCGGTATAAGGCACTGGGTAACTCCATCGCCCTACCGCAGTGGTACTACGTTCTCGGCGGCATCGCTGACCGTCTGCCGGATGATGCCACGCTCGGCAGCTTGTTCGACGGCATCGGTGGTTTCCCGTATGTGTGGGCACAGCTACACGCTGGGCGCAAAGAGTTATGCGTTTGGGCCTCGGAGATTGAGGAGTTCCCCATCGCGGTCACTAAAAAATGGTTCCCGGAGGCTTAGGATGGAAAACTACTTTGATTTTGTCGTTCACAAATCGGAACGGGCTGTACATACCGATAGCATCGCCCTGACCGTGGACGACCTCAACAATAAGCTGTACGACTTCCAAAAAGACATCGTGCGGTGGGCGCTGGCAAAGGGCCGCGCCGCTATTTTTGCCGATTGCGGCCTCGGCAAGACCGCGATGCAGCTTGAATGGGCGCATCGGGTGTGCGTGCATACGGGTGGAAACGCCCTCATTGTAGCGCCGCTAACCGTTTCCCCGCAGACCGTGGGAGAGGGCTTGAAATTCGGTGTGCCCGTCACCCTCTGCGAAACCGCCGATGACATCCAGCCCGGTGTGAACATCACCAACTATGAGAAGCTGGACAAGTTCGCCGGGGCGCATTTCTCGGCGGTGGTACTGGATGAATCCAGCATCCTGAAATCCTTTACGGGCAAGGTGCGGAATCAGATCATCGACTTTTTCTCCGATACGCCGTTCCGGCTGGCCTGTACCGCCACCCCCGCGCCCAATGACTTCATGGAGCTGGGCAATCACGCAGAATTTTTGGGCATCATGTCCTATTCTGAGATGCTGTCCATGTTCTTTGTCCATGACGGCGGGCAGACCTCCAAATGGCGGCTCAAGGGCCACGCTGAGGACGTTTTCTGGCAATGGCTGGGTAGCTGGGCCGTCGTGATGAACAGCCCCGCAGACCTCGGCTATGACCTGCCGGGGTACGACCTGCCGCCGCTGAGGGTGCATGAGGTCATTGTTGATGGCGATGAACCAGTCGCCGAAAGCATGACGCTGACGCAGCGCCGGGAGGCCAGACGGGCTACACTCGCGGAGAGATGCCAAGCGGCGGCCGATCTGGTGAATAGCGACCCCGGTGAACAGTGGCTCGTGTGGTGCGACCTCAATTCGGAGAGTGAAGCACTGGCTCACGGCATCCCCGATGCGGTAGAGGTCAAGGGCAGCGATAAGGCATCGCTGAAAAGCTCTCGCCTGCTTAGTTTTTCAATGGGTTTTAGCCGGGCGCTCGTCACCAAGCCCTCTATCGCCGGATTCGGCATGAACTGGCAGAATTGCCACAAGATGATATTTGTCGGCCTGTCTGACAGCTATGAGCAATACTATCAAGCCGTGCGCCGCTGCTGGCGTTTTGGGCAGTCTGAGCCGGTGGACGTATACATCGTCATCAGTGCCCGCGAGGGCGCGGTCAAGGCCAATATCGAGCGCAAGCAGGCCGATTGCGATAAGATGCGGACCGCGATGGGCGAACAGACCCGCGAAATCGTCAAAAAACAGTTGCAAAGCACCTGCCGCCTGACAACGCCCTACGAACCGCAAACAACTATGACACTGCCTGCATGGGAGGAGTTTAGACATGAATGTGCTTAACCAGTTAATTGACAGCGCACAGCGCTGGGCAATGTATCAAGGGGACTGCGTGGAAACCCTGCGCGGCATCCCCGATAACAGCATCCACTACTCCATCTTTTCCCCGCCGTTCGCCAGCCTGTACACCTACTCCAACAGTGACCGGGATATGGGCAACAGCAGCGATGGTGCGGAGTTTGTACAGCATTTCGGCTACCTTGTGGCCGAGCTGTATCGGGTCATCATGCCGGGGCGGCTGGTGTCCATCCACTGCATGAATTTGCCCGCCATGAAATCCCGTGACGGTTTTATCGGCATCAAGGATTTTCGCGGCGACATCATCCGCGAGATGACCGAGTACGGCTTTATTTTCCATTCGGAGGTCTGCATCTGGAAAAACCCGGTCACGGAGATGCAGCGCACGAAAGCCCTCGGCTTGCTACACAAACAAATCCGCAAGGATTCGGCGATGTCGAGGCAGGGTCTGCCTGATTATGTCGTGACGTTCCGCAAGCCGGGTGAAAACCCTGAGCCTATCCCCCACGACCATGATTCTTTCCCGGTGGACGTTTGGCAGAAATATGCCTCGCCCGTCTGGATGGATGTGCGACAGTCCAACACCCTGCAACGCAAGAGTGCCCGCGATGAAAAGGACGAAAAGCATATCTGCCCGTTGCAGTTGGATGTAATCGAGCGGTGCATCGACCTGTGGACGAATCCCGGCGACATCGTGCTTGACCCGTTCGCTGGTATCGGTTCTGTGCCCTATCAGGCCGTACTCATGGGTCGTCGTGGGCTGGGCGTCGAACTGAAAGACAGCTACTACGCACAGGCCGTGAAAAACCTTGAGGGCGCAGCCACCGAGGCCGACAGCCACGAAATCAACACCAATGTGCGCCTGCGATGCCCAGTGTGCGGCATCAAGGTGGACGGCAAAATCTGCCCGCTGTGCGGCAGGGATTTGATGGCAAAGGAGGAATAAGGACATGGAAAGGACGACAAATTCTCATGATGCCCGCCGCGCAGCGGACTACCTGTCCAAATATTGTACTGATTGCGTTGGGTGCACCGACTGCATTTTTGACATCGGCGATGAGGGGCAGTCCTGCCGCATCAATAGCGGGTGCGCCCCTGTTGGTTGGAATTTACCCTCAATCTGGACGGCGCAGGACATCGCGCTTGCAAAGGCCATGATGCCGTTTGCAAAAACTATTGTCTGGCCCATTGAGAGAAATCCCAATCCGAATCACCGCTATTTTAAGGGCGATGGCCAGCGTACCATCCCGCTGCCGACATGCGCATTTCGCAACCTGCGCCCCGGCGAGATTGTCAGTCTGGCCGACATTGTGGGAGGTAAAGCTGATGCCCGATGATGTTTTGGAAATGATCGGCACGGCGGCACTGCTGGAACAGCTTGCCGAGGAATCGGCTGAACTGGCGCAGGCTGCGCTCAAGATGGCCCGCAAGCTGCGCAATGAGAATCCCACGCCGAAAACCCACGCGGATTGTGTCTCCAATCTGTAAGAGGAAATCGCGGATGTGGAACTGTGCATCAGCATTTTGCCTGCCGCACTGTACGACCCCGCCGAGGTCGGCAGGACGATGACCGCCAAGCATCGGCGATGGAATGAACGGCTACACGATGAAAAGCTGTGGGAGGTTGACAGCCATGAGGATTGACATTCGGGACAGCAAATACTCCACCATCTACAACGAAAAGATGGCCAATAGGCGGCATACGTGGAGGAGCAAAAACTGAAATGAGCCATCCAACCACATACGCCGTTGACTTTGACGGCACCCTTTGCGAAAACGCCTACCCTGAAATCGGTGCGCCCAATTTACCCCTGATTAACACGCTCATATCACGCCGCCGCCTCGGTGCAAGGGTTATCCTGTGGACGTGCCGGGAGGGCGAGCTGCTGACCCGCGCGGTGGAGTTTTGCCGCTGTTTTGGTCTGGAATTTGATACGGTGAACGACAACACCGAGGAATTGAAAAAGGTCTACGGCACCAACCCGCGCAAAATCGGTGCTGACTACTACATCGACGATAAGGCCATATCACCCGATATTTTCGTGCCATAGGAGGAGATTTGCCATGAGTTTGAATTACTGCCCCGTTCCGGGCGCAAGCCAGCCCCGCGGAATGCGGTTCGATACCGAAAACAGCCGGTGCATCCCTGCCGAACGGATGACGCCGGAAGAAATGCGCCAGCTGCACCGCCTTACCATTGTGTACCGCCCCAGAGCCTGCTCGGGCTGCGGGCTGGATCACGACTGCTCCGTGCATGGATGTGCCGTCATCCGCAAAGTATTGCGGCTGTTGGGAGGTGAGGCAGATGTCAGTGTTTGAATTTAATTGCTTGTATGCGGCAAAAGCGCTATTTATGGTTTTTGTTGTCGCACCGATGCTTTTTATGCTGGGTGTTTCGCTGGTATATGCTGTATCGCAATTTCTGGGCAGCATCTGGAATGCGATCATTCTGCATCGTTTTCCGATTTTACGTTGCAAAAAGTGCCGCTACTGGGCCACCGTACAGTGCCCGCTGTATGGCCGCAACACGCCGGATGATTTTTGCAGCCGCGGAGAAAGGTGGTGGGATGACTGATGGATATTCTGCTCTCGATCATCGGTAGTGCCGTTTTGACCGTGCTTCTGTCTATTGCTTACACCGCCGGGGTCTGCGCAGGGAAAGCCGCCACCCACATGGAAGAAGATGACGAACTGAAAATTTATATGGATCACACCCATGGTGAGGATGAACAGTAGAAAGTAGGAGGATTTGATAATGTTTATTTTAATGCTCTTCATAAAGGTCATTCTAGGGCTATTTATCATCGCTTTGATCTTGGTTTTTATCACCCCTATTTTTCTGCTAATGACTGTCGGGAAAGCAGATAAAGCGGCTACGCAGTCGTCGTCGGGGAGCCATCAGAATGATGATGAGCCGGAGATGGTGAATCATCCTGACCATTATAACCGCCCCGGCCAGAAAGAGTGCATTGTCGAAATGGAGGAGAAATTCGGCCCCGCCGCCGTGCAGTATTTTTGCCTGTTGAGCCGTTACAAATACTTATATCGCTGCGGCATGAAAGACGATGCCACCCAGGACATATCTAAAGCCAACTGGTATTGCGATAAGTTTCGTGCGCTAGATGGCGATGATGAACTGCTGAACATTGTGCCCGATAACATAAAGGAGGCCATGCGCTATGAAAGTTGAACTGATTGCCTGTTCCCGCCCTCTGTCTGGCCAGTGCGGCACAGTCAAAAATCCGATGGACATCGCGCCCAATCCCATGCGCATTATCGAACAGGCTGCGAGTGTGTGCTACGACAGTGAGCCGGATTTTGCCGCCTTTAAGATTGCCGAAACCTGTGCCAAAACCGGGCATCTGAGTGTGTACGAGCATAGTTATTTCACGTTCCACGTCACCGGCGTCAGCCGTGCTTGCCTTGCTCAGTTGACCCGGCATCGTCATTTCAGCTTTTCCGTGCGCAGCCAGCGCTATTGCGATGAAAGTTTCTCTGATCCCGTGTTTCCCGCGGCCACCAATAGCGATCAGGACGGCATAATCGCCGATGCCTACGACTACGCATGGGATGCCTACGACCGCTTGATTAAGGATGGCGTGGCAAAAGAGGATGCGCGGATGGTTCTGCCCAACGGCGCACCCACTGAACTGTATGCGTCTATGAACGCGCGGGCGTTGATTGAGGCTAGCCATTTGCGGCTGTGCCGTAGGGCACAGTTTGAAATCCGCTCACTGTTTATGGCGATGCAGTGCTGCGTTGCCCCCATCGCCCCCGATATTGCAAACATGATGGTTCCGCAATGTGAAACCAACCCGCAATACCAGTTTTGCACCGAGGGCGAATCCTGCGGCAAACACCCTCGCCTGCAGGACGCGCTGGCAACAGCTACACAGAAACAAAGTGAGGATGCGGGCGATGAAGCGTAAAAGCATCTATCGCGGATACATCGGCAAGGGATATTCCGATCAGTCCGAGTTCAGCCACCGATGTGCCGCATGGGCGCAGAATCACCGGGGATGGGCAAAGATGAAAGCCTATAACCGCCGCATGGCAAAGCGCCGAGAAAAGCGCGACGGTAAGAAAAATATCAATGATGAAATGAGGTCTACCGAAAATGAAATGTCTGTATAAAGTCCCATTCAGCGGCTTTTTTATAGTTTCCGCTGAATCCGCCGAGGATGCAAAGTCCATGAGCAAGGATGATCCGGAAGTTATCTACTCTGAGGAATCTAACGGCGATGTCGAGACTTGCCCCGACGGTGTATCCGTTCCGATTGATGATCGGCATTACCTTTTTATTGAGCCAACAGACGAGGAGGCCGATTATGCGACTGATTGATGCCGAGAATTTTGAAGCTTTTGACAGCACCTTACCGATTCAAATAGCCCCGAAAGGGATGCGCGCCAGAAAGATAGCATCATTTTTCTATGCTGAGGGCAGCAAAAGAGTGCTCGAATCTATTGATGCCGCATCGACCATCGATCCGGAATCCCCGCAGCCTACGTCCTACCGGCAGGGCGAGTATGACGGTTACGCAAACGGAAATCCTGTCTATGATGTATTGCCCGAACTGCGGCGCACGAATGGAGGATCCCGACCATGACTAACATCCAAGAGGATTTGATTACGTTCAACTCCCGCAATAATCCCTACTACAACGATAAAGGCTATGCCGACCCTACCGCTTATCAGGGCATTGAGGCGGCGGCAACCAGTGAATACCGGGCGCGGTTCGATGCTATCGCCGCGCTTATCCACACGGTCAAGTATATTTGCGGGCTGGCGGGGTTCGAGGTCGTGGGCCGAATCACCCTGCGGCATAAGCAGAGCGGCGACATCTACAAGTGAGGAGGAGATCTGAGGAATGGCTACACCGAACGAACAAAAAAAAAGAAGATGCCGAGGTTTATCCCGTTATCGTCCTCGACCCGAACGGCAATGAGTACACAAAGGGCATCACGGCATGGCTGACAGCCATTGCAAAACAGGATCCTAAAAACCTTGTGTGCATCGCTCGTAGCATCGACCCAGAAAAACCGGGGCAGTCCGTGTACACCCTTATGCGATGGGAAACCAAAGGCGTTGAGCTTTCCGAAATTGCCGGATATCTGACGTCCGTTGCGTCTGAGCTGTTCACCCGTGAGCAGCCCAACAGCGAAACTTCATTATAACGATAAAGCGAGGAAAACGGTCATGCAATTCGATAGACAAATTACCATTACCACCGGCGCATCTCGAAACGACCTCAACTGGAAACCTCAGTTGATGACCGTGGCAGAGCTGTATGACCGCCTGCGGAATCCCGTCCGTTCGACGGAAACGCTCGACGCATATATGCACCTGCCGAAACCTCAGCAGGACGCATTAAAGGATGTCGGCGGATTCGTGGGCGGCTCCCTCAACAGCGGGCGGCGCAAGGCCAATGCCGTGACCGGGCGTGACCTTGTGACGCTTGACTTTGATAATATCCCCGGCTGGGGCACTGATGAGATCATCAGCCGTGTGGACGCCATCGGCTGCAGCTATGCGGTCTACTCCACCCGCAAGCACTGCCCCAATAAGCCCCGCCTGCGTGTCGTAATCCCTCTTGACCACACCGCTGCCCCCGACGAGTACGAGCCGCTGGCGCGGCGCCTGGCGTGGCTGATTGGCATCGACAAAGCCGACCCTACCACCTTTCAGGCAAGCCGCCTCATGTACTGGCCGAGCGCCTGCGTGGATTCGGATTATGTGTTCCGTTGCAAGGATGCGCCGCTGGCATCCGTGGACTTCCTGCTGGGCACCTACGCCGACTGGCGCAACATGGCTGAATGGCCGCAGGTTCCCGGCGCGGCCCCGAATTACCAGAAGATGGCACTCAAGCAGGGCGACCCCACGGCCAAGGCTGGCATCGTGGGCGCGTTCTGCCGCGCCTATGACATCCGCACGGCGATGGACAAGTTTCTGCCTGGAATCTATACCCCGTGCATCATGGGCAGTGAGGAGCGGTACACCTATACGGGCGGCAGCACAGCGGGCGGCGCTATCATCTACGACAATGGCAAATTCCTGTACAGCCATCACGCCACCGACCCCTGCTCCATGCAGCTTGTGAACGCCTTTGACCTTGTTCGCCTGCACCTGTACGGCGATAAGGACGACAATGCCCCCGGCAACACCCCTACCAACAAACTGCCGTCCTATAAGGCCATGTGTGAAACGGCGATGCAGGATAGCGCGGTGCAGACTATCTACAACAAAGAACAATTCGACCAACTGCAAGCCGACTTTGGGGCCATCATCCCCATCCCCGGCAACGGGCATCAGCAGACCCCCGGCGACAGTGACGGTGCCGAGCCTGTACAGGGTGAGGTCATCGGCGAGGACGGCCCGCAGGCCGACCCCAGCGCATGGATGGGCCAGATTCAGCGTGACGAGAACGGCAAGACCAAACAGACTATTGAGAATGTACTGCTGATTCTCAATAATGATCTCCGCCTATGCGGACGGTTCAAGTTGAATGAGTTCAGCGGGCGCGGCGAGGTGCTGTATCCCCTGCCGTGGGACAAAAACCCCAATAAATTCAAACGGCGGGCGTGGGCTGATTCTGACATTTCGGCTATGTATTGGTACATGGAAAAGGGATACAAGATCACTAAGCGCAACGCCATCGACGCGGGACTGGACATCCATGCGGCTACACATACATTTAACGAGGTGCAGGATTTCCTCAAGGGGCTGGCGTGGGATGGAGTTCCCCGGCTGGACACCCTGTTCATCGACTACCTCGGCGCGGATGATTCCCCCTATACCCGCGCTGTCACCCGCAAGGCGTTTGTCGGTGCTGTGGCCCGCGCGATGGAACCGGGATGCAAGTTCGATAATATGCTGATTCTGTGCGGCCCGCAGGGCCTCGGCAAATCCACGCTGCTGGACAGGATGAGCAAGGGATGGTACAACGACAGCATCCGCACGTTTGAGGGCAAGGAGGCATCCGAGCTTTTGCAGGGCGTTTGGCTGGTCGAGGTGGCCGAACTTGACGCTTTCCGCAGAACTGATGTTTCCCGCATCAAGCAGTTTTTGAGCCTGCGTTATGACCGCTATCGCGCCGCCTATGGCCGCAACGTGAAAGAACTGCCCCGCTGCTGTGTCTTTTTCGGCACCTGCAACGTCAGCGATTTTCTGCAAGATACCACGGGCAACCGCCGTTTCTGGCCCGTGGATGTGGGCCAATGTGAGCTTGCGCACCGCGCATGGGATTTGACCGATGACGAAATCAATCAGATTTGGGCTGAGGCAAAGATGCGCTGGATGATGGGAGAGCCGCTGTTCCTGACCGGCGACCTGGCAGACGCGGCCCGCGCACGGCAGGAAGATCACCGCGAGGCATCCGTCCGTGAGGGTCTTATCCGTGATTTTGTGGAGCGCGATGTTCCCACGAACTGGCTTGAGTGGTCGCTGGACAAGCGCCGCGACTACTGGGCCGGAGCCTGCAAGGGGCAGGACATTCCGACAATGCCCCGTGACCGCATCTGCGCCGCCGAGGTTTGGTGCGAACTTTTCAACGGTGCCCCCCGTGACATCAAGCAGACCGACACCCGCGAAATCAACGCCGTACTGGCAAGCACCCCCGGCTGGGAGGCCAACCGGGGCATGAAGTTTGGGCCGTACAAGCAGCAGCGCGGTTATCGCAGATTCAACAGACAGACTTAATGTGTGCAAAAATCAACTGACACTTTGGGCCAAAAAGCTGACACTTCTCTATATGCCAAGTGTCAGAACTGTCAGAAGTGTCAGTTAAATATGAAAAAATTATGAACAAGCGTACTGACACAACTGACGCGCAAAATATAAGTGTCAGTTAAAGTGTCAGTCAAATTTTTAACGATATATCATTGCAATATATCTATAACTGACACTTCTGACACTTAAAATAAATAAAAATAAAAATAAGTAAAATAACGCGCGTGAGAGCGCATATACCCCCGTATTTACGGGTCTATACGCGCGTGCGCGTGTGTCAGTCAGTTCGACAAGCGCGGCGGCGATGCCGCGAAAACGATGGGAGGATGTTAGGATGCCGGAATTGGAAAAGGTCATCGAGCGCAAGCTGCGCGACGGTGTGAAGAAATTGGGCGACGGGGCGCAATGCCTGAAATTTGAAAGCCCCGGCACGTCCGGGGTGCCCGACAGAATGATCCTGCTGCCGGGTGGCCGCGTTGTGTTCGTTGAGCTGAAACAGGTGGGCAAGCAGGAGCGGATGCGGCAGACGTATGTACAGAGCCAGATGCGGCGGCTGGGCTTTACCGTGTTCAGCACGGTATCGACCCCGGAGCAGGTGCAGACGATTCTCAGCCATTGCGAGGAGGTCATGCGGCATGGCGATGGAGTGTAAAGAGTTCCACCCCTACCCCTATCAGCAGTTTTGCATCCAGCACATCATCGACCATCCCGCCGCTGGGCTTTTTGTGGACATGGGCATGGGAAAAACCGTGATGACGCTGACCGCATTTAACTATCTCAAGTATTATGCGTGGCAAATTCAACGCTGTCTCGTCATTGCGCCGAAGAAAGTTGCCGAGGCAACATGGCGCACCGAAATTTCAGGGTGGCAGCATTTGCGGCATCTGCGCTGCTCCGAGGTGCTGGGAACAGCTACACAACGCCGCGCCGCGATGGCTGTTGATGCCGATGTCTACGTGACGAATCGGGACAACGTGCAATGGCTCGTCAAAGAGTACGGCAAGGCGTGGCCGTTTGATATGGTCGTGCTGGATGAATCGTCGAGCTTCAAAAACCATCAGGCCAAACGGTTTAAGGCGCTCCGGGCGATGCGACCCAAAATCAAGCGCATTGTAGAATTGACCGGCACTCCCTCGCCGCACGGCCTCATGGACTTGTGGGCGCAGGTCTACTTGCTGGACGGTGGGCAGCGGCTGGGCCGCACGATCTCCGTTTACCGCGATATGTACTTTGAGCCGGACAAGCGCAGCAGGTCGCAGATATTTACTTACAAGGCCCGCCGGGGCGCGGCAGATGCCATCTACGCCGCTATCAGCGATATTTGCATCAGCCTGTCCAGTGACGACTATCTGACCCTCCCTGACCGCATCTATGACGAGATTCCCGTCAAGCTGGACGGCCCTGCCGCCGCCGCGTATAAGCGATTGGAGCGGGATGCCCTGCTGCAAGTGGACGAATCGACCATCACGGCAGGCACGGCGGGAGTGCTGGCGGGCAAGCTGTTACAGCTCTGCAATGGGGCTGTGTACGATGAGGAGGGCAAGGTTATCCCCGTCCATGACTGCAAGCTGGCCGCGCTGGTGGAGCTGATCGAGGGTCTGCACGGTCAGCACGCTTTGCTGTTCTACTGGTTTCAACACGACCTCGCCCGCATCCTCGCCGCCCTTGATCCGCTGGGCTTGCGGGTGCGCGTGTACAGTGGCCCGGACGACGAACGGGCCTGGAACGCGGGCGAGGTGGACATTCTGCTGGCGCATCCCGTGTCCTGCTGCTACGGCCTGAATCTGCAACACGGTGGGCATCACATCATCTGGTTTGGGCTGACATATTCGGCGGAGGTTTACTTGCAGGCAAACAAGCGGCTACACCGACAGGGACAGACGCATCCTGTCATCATCCATTCGCTGGTCGTGCAGGGCGGGCAGGATGAAGATGCCATCGCAACGGTCATGGGCCGTGTCACCGAACAAAATCATCTGCTGGAATCCCTAAAAGCAAAAATCATCACAGCAAAGGAGGCTGTCTGACTATGACGATGAAAGAATTATCGCAACTCCACTGGCTGAATGTGGAGATTGACCGTGATAAACAGCGACTGGCAGAGCTTGAGGCCCGCGCCGCATCCCCCGGTGGGCCGAATATGTCCGGGATGCCCGGTGGCGGTGGTGCGGGGTCGAGCGTTGAAAGTGCGGCCCTTGAAATCGTCGAATTAAAGGCCAGTATCGAGGCAAAGATCATCCGCTGTGCCACAGAACGGGCGCGGCTCATTGGCTATATTGATGCGGTGCCCGACAGCCGTATGCGTGAGATTATGTACTTGCGTTTCGTGGACGGTCTGCCGTGGGCGCAGGTGGGCGCGAGTATGGGGTACACGGGCGACGGTGTGCGCAAGGCTTGCAAGCGCTATATTGACGAGAGCGCGGCCTAAAATCACGAAAATAGCGGACAAAAGCGGATTTTTTGAGAAACTGTCCGTTTTTGTCCGCTGTGTCGGTTGTATTCTAATCGCTATTATTATAATATTACATTGCGGGTTTAGGGCGAGGGAGTTCTGGGTACTCCCTCGCTCGTGTTTTCCCCGCTGTCACCTCCATGCGCCGCCACGTGAATAAGCGCGGCGGCGTTCATGTTTGTGCCGAGGTGGCAAAAGTCCTATACGCTGGGTGCGCCTCTCACGCCCGGCGCTGTGCAGGTCCTTGACCCCTGCACTAAATTTTACCCCGGTAACCTACGGGGCCGGGGCATTTTACCGCATAGCTGCTCAATCGGCAATTAGAGCGAAAAGGGCGCTGTGTTATCTCCCTATAGCACGGCAAGGGTGCAAGACCCTTATGCGGCCCCATTAGGCCATTGCCGCCGTCCGGCCATTACGGCGGCACAAGTGATCTGCACCTTCCCAGTGATGGTAAATTGCGGCTTGTGACCTCATTCACGCAGTTCCACCGCTGGCGATCTCGATCAGTGGCCTATAATATCGCACAGTAGGGCATTGGCAGCCCGGCAGGCCTATGAGCCTGCAGGCAGCTGGTTCGATTCCAGCCTGTGCAACCATGCGAGGCTTGAGGGCATTTCATCCTCGCGGCGCGTCCACGGCAAACGGGCTTTTTACTCCTTCCCCGTATGACGCGCCTGATTTTGGCTATTATCGCGGTTCGCCGCGAGGTCCGATGACTGTACTGCCGTCGTTGACCTGTCTCTGTATTACGCGCCACAGTGTCACAACTGCGGCGCATTTTTATTGCTTTCCCGGAGGTCTATGGTGTACCGCACAGAGCGCAATTATGAAAATCTCAATAAGGGCATTTTCCCCGGCGCTGGGCGGTTCGACATCCCCATCCTGCGGCCCGAATTGACTACGGCTGAAAACTGGATAAGTTTCAACTACGCCAAAGGGTGCGAGGATCCATCAGAGCATGGCGTTCACTTTTTCGTGGATGATTACCAGTTCAACCGCATCTGGGCACATCCCGACAACTACCTCGGCATGATGGCGCGGTTCGATACCGTATGCACCCCCGATTTCAGCACATATACAGACTTTCCCCGCATCATCCAGATTTACAACCACTACCGCAAACACTGGCTGGGTGCCTATTGGCAGGCCCACGGCATCAAGGTTATTCCGACCATCTCATGGAGTACACCGGACAGCTTTGCATGGTGCTTTGATGGTGAGCCGATAGGCGGCGCGGTTGCCGTGTCGAGCGTCGGCACACAGGCAAACCCCGAATCGGCAGACCTGTTCATGGCTGGGTACAATGAGATGCTGCGGCGCTTACAGCCCGCGCAGATCATCTTCTACGGCAAGGTGCCCGCCGGGTGCGAGGGAAATATTTTTCACGTTACAGCGTTTCAAGAAAAACTCAAGGCGCGAATCCGCGCCGGAAAGGACGATACCGATGGGCGGTAGAGGAAGTAACAGCGGTTTGGCATCCAGCGGTTCGATGACCCCGCAACCTCAGATTAACCCGGCACCGCAGGCAATGCCCGCTCCCGCCGCGGCAGTTCAGAACGCTCCACCCTCGACGGCTCCGCAAGCAATGGGTGGTGGGTCGTTGCTGAGCGTTGGCCCGATCAGCTACACACCGCTGAATCAGAAAGATGAGGCCGATCTCGGTAAGGTCTGGAACGGTTACGACATCAATACCAAGCTCGCTATTAACCAGTACATCCGTCAAGACCAAACCAATACCGGCTACGGTGTGGGTCAGAACCTTAACCATAAGCTGGAAAATGGGCAGGCGCTTAACGCAAACGAGCAGTACATGGTGAACATGATGGATGCGGCCATGCACCCGCTCGGTAAAAATACCACGCTTATCCGTGCTGCGCATCAGGACTTTTTGGAGGCGCTGGGTGTTAAAAATTATCAGCGCATGACCGATGCTCAGCTCAATGCCGCCGTGCAGGGTGTTGAGTATACCGAGAAAAAGTTTGTTTCTACGGCCTATGATGCCAAAAAGAATCCCTTTATCGGCGGTTCTCAGTCTGGTGGTCGTGAGGTGTTCATCAACATTTCGACCCCGGCAAGCACCAACTGCATTATGGGCAATTTGAAGCAGGCTGAAATTATTCTCTCCCGCGATACTAAGTACCGTGTCAAAGGTGCCCATTTTGATGGCACCTTTGCAAATCCGCGCGTTGGTGGTACACTGCCGCGCGTAATCGTGGATGTCGAGATTTACGAGTAAGGAGGCTTGAAATGGCAAGCAAGCAGAAAAAGAGCACTGAATCCGGTAGCCGTTTTATGGCAACGGGTAAAAGCGTGACGATCATCAAAAAGCCCGCCAAGAAGGCCTCGGCCAAGAAAGGCGGTAAATAATATGGGCGGCAGAGGAAGTAACAGTGGCTTGAGCGCGTCATCGCTCGGCGGGTCTGGCGGTGGTGCCAATTTGCCTCCGTTAGTAGTACCGCTAGCGAGTGTTCAGCCTCAGCAGTCGCCCGTGGCCCTGCAGAATCAGCCCGCGCCGCCTACTCCGGCCAGCCTTGCGCCTAATGCTCCCCCGATGGGTGTTACACTTTCGGATGTTCAGCAAATGGATGATACGAGTATGCACGATTTCTTGATTAACGTACAAAGCGTCGATATGCCGCAGTTCCTATGTGATTCGCATTTGCAGCGCATGATTTACGGTTTAGGCATGAATGATAAACCGCAGATTGTTTCTGATAAGCAGCTCAATGCGATGGTTAAACAGGGCGCCGTTCCCATTTATCGTACTGTCAATGACAGTGACGATGCTGTTCAGGGAATTTCGATGACATCTGACGATATTTGTGATATGATGACAGATGGTAGTCTGAGTTATGTGGGCCGTGGCGTCCACGGTGATGGCCTGTATTTCTCCGACAGTAAGCGCGGTTCTAAGCTCTACGGAAACCCCGGCCAGAATCCTAAGACCTTGCGGGCTGTTTTGAATCCGGCCAAGGCCCGCGCGATCAGTGAATCCAGTTTGCAGAGCGCCTATGATGCTTTTGTTAAAAGCCATCCTCGCACGCGCCGCGCGTTGGGGTTTGCCAAAGCGCACAGCACAAGCGACAGTATGAGTCAGTTTGCGCTGCTTATGGGCTATAATGTCATTACTACCAAAGTCGGCTACAACGAAACGTATTACACGGTCATTGATCGCAGCGCCCTTATTATGTCGAAAACCCGCGTATAAGCGGTATTTTAGGAGGTACGCATAATGTCCAACATTGATGAAAAGCTGTCTAAGATGACCCGTGCGCAGGCAAACGCCCTTGCAGATCATCTCAACGCGGGTTATAACAAACCCGCGTACAAGCCTACCGCCAAGACCAAAAAGAAAACCACCGCCCCGAAAAAGGCCACGGCTAAGAAGCCTGCCGCCAAAAAGGGCAAGTAACTGAATATTTCCTTTAGCACTCGACGCTGAAATGCGCCGGGTGCCTTTTTTTATTTTTACCGATAGGAGGTGGCAGCAGATGCCCGAAAATACCGAGGCTGTGCCGGAGATCAGCGCAAGCCCCGCGCCGCAAGACGCGAAGCCCGCCGACACCGGCGAGAAAAAGCAGAAAAAGCCTCGCAATACGTCCGGGATGAAACCGCCACTGAATCAGCTCCCCCCGGAGGAGGCGTTCGCCATCCGCTCCAAGGGCGGCAAGGCGGCGGCAAAAAAGCGCCGGGAGGAGAAGCTGGTAAAAGATGCCCTGCTGAACCTGCTGACGAAACCTCAGCACAAGAAAAAGGGCGGCAAGGCCCACTACAAGGCCAGCGCCGAGCTGACAAGCTATGATGACGTGTTCTCCGAGAACACGACCCTCATGGTGCAGATGCTCATTCCCCTTATCCAGTCAGCCATCAACGGCAACATTGAATCCCTGTTCGCCATCCTGCGCGTTCTGGGGCAGGAACCGGGCACCCCCGGCCAGTTTGGTGTTGACGAGTTTACCCCGCCTGAGCCGCTCCCGGAGGGCGCAGGCGGCCCCGGCAAGCCCACGCCTGCCAACGACCCTAATGTGGTGCGCATCCACCTGATACGCGGAGAGAAGCCCGCCCCCGTGGCCGAGGATGATGCCCCGGCAGCGGAGCAGGCCGGTGCCGATCAGGCAGGCACGGCTACACCCACCAGCACCCCTGCCGATGGGGAGGCGGTGCCCAATGCCTGATGTCTATATCGAAGATGTCATCGCCCCCAACTATGACAAGCTGCTGGATGATGTTCTCGATCATCGGCACTCGCAGTACATCCTCAAGGGCGGGCGTGGTTCGCTGAAATCCTCTTTCATCGGCTTTGTTATCCCGATGATTATGGTTCAGCCGGGAAACGAGGCTTGCAACGCCGTTATTTTCCGTAAGACCGCCAACACCCTGCGAGATTCGGTCTACGGCCAGATGGTGTTTGCCCTTGATAAACTGGGCCTTGACAGCGAATTTGTCTGTCATGTCTCCCCCATGAGCATCACCCGGAAAAGCACCGGGCAGACGATTCTTTTTCGCGGCCTTGACGACCCGATGAAGCTGAAATCGTTGAAATTTCCCAAAGGGTACTGCGCCATCACATGGTTTGAAGAAGCTGACACATTCGATGGCATGAAAGAAATCCGAAATGTGTTGCAGTCAACCAACCGTGGCGGCTCTCGGTTCTGGAATTTTCTGTCGTTCAACCCGCCCATCACCCTGAACAACTTTATGAATCAGGAGGCGCTCGTACAGCGTCCTGATCGGCTGGTACATTCCAGCACCTATCTGACCGTGCCGCCTGAATGGCTCGGTCAGATGTTCTTTGATGACGCGGAACTGCTGCGGCAGACCAATCCTCGCGCCTATGAGCATGAGTATCTGGGCATCCCCACGGGCACGGGCGGCGAGGTGTTCAACAACCTTGAGCTGCGCGAAATCACCGATGCCGAGATTGCGTCGTTTGATTATATCTACGAGGGCATCGACTGGGGCTGGTATCCCGACCCCAACCATTGGAGCAAGATGTGCTACCGCCCATCGAAAATGACGCTCTATATTTTCGATGAACTGCGTTGCAACAAAACCCCGAATGAGGTATTCTGGCAGCGCTTGCAGAAAGAAAAGAGCGTCACATCGCAAGACCTCATTATTGCAGATAGTGCCGAGCCGAAATCCATTGCGGACTTGAAAGCCTACGGCGCATCCATCCGGCCCACCGAAAAGGGGCCGGATTCCGTGCGGTACAGCATGAAATGGCTGCAATCGCTCGTGAAAATCGTTGTTGACCCGAACCGCTGCCCGGAGACAGCGCGAGAGTTTGCCGAGTATGAGTACGAGCGCACCAAAGACGATGAACTGACCGGGCAATACCCCGATAAGGATAACCACAGCATTGATAGTGTGCGATACGCGCTCAATCCAATCTGGAAACGGCGCGGCCTGTGAGGTACAGCCCATGTCTATTTTTTCAAGTATCTATACCATGATAAGGCAGGTGTTAGGCAGAGTGATTCCGTATCAGAATATCCAGCAGGTGGAGAACATTGACACGCCGCTGTCGCAGGAGATGCAGATTGCTCTCGAAGCATGGCACCGGGCATATCTGGACAAGCCCGTCTACAAAAATGAGCAAGTCAAAACCCTCAACATTCCTGCGTTCATCGCGTCCGAGATTTCCCGGCAGGTCACGCTTGAATTTAAGTGGAGCATCACGGCGGGCAAGGATGATAGCACAGGCGAGGACATCACCAACCCGCGCTCGGAGTTTCTGAGCAAAGAGTTTGAGAAACTGGCTACACAGTTACGGAGCAAAACCGAGATCGGATGCGCGGCGGGCGGCATGACGATAAAGCCGTATGTCCGTGACGGGCATATCTATTTCGACTATACCCCCGACTGGGATTTATACCCCATCGCTTTCGGCGATGACAGCGACCTGTCCGATGTCGTTTTCCGCGATGTGTTCTCGGAGGGCAAAACCTACTATTCCCGCCTTGAGCGGCACACCGTCGAGGGCGATAGAATCAAAATCACGCAGCGGGCCTTTAAGTCCAGTTCCCGCGATGCTCTCGGCAAGGAAATCCCCTTGACGGAAGTACCGCAGTGGAAAGACCTCAAGCCCGTGGTCTACGTCAACAACGTAGACGGGCAGCTTTTTGGCTGGTTCCGCGTGGCATCGGCAAATACCGTTGACCCGATCTCTCCTATGGGCGTGGCCGTGTTCGCTAAGAGCATGGACACCATCAAGGAGGCTGACACACAATACAGCCGTCTGCTGTGGGAGTTTGAGGGCGGCGAAATGGCTATCGACGTTGACCCGATGGCCTTGCGGCCCATTGACGGCGTTATGCGTAACGGCGCAAAGGCTGTGGAAACTCCCAAGCTGAACGAGCGCCTGTTCCGCGCGGTCGATCTGGGCACTGATGAAACATATCATGTTTTCGCCCCGACCCTGCGCGATAGCTCCCTTGTGGCCGGTCTGAACCAAATCTTGATGAAGATTGAAGATCAGTCCGGGCTGGCCCGTGGCACCCTCTCCGATGTCAACACAGAGGCCCGCACGGCCACTGAGCTGACTATCCTGCGCAATCGCACCTATACCACCATTGCCGACAACCAGCAGGCCCTTGAGCGTGCGCTGCGCGAGGTCGTGCGGGCGATGGATAAGTACGCCGACCTGTACAATCTCGCCCCGGCTGGCGAATATGAGGTGTCGTTCGATTGGGATGATTCCGTTATCGCCGATACCGAAACCCAGTTGCAGCAGCGACTCCTCATGCTCAACAACGGCATGATGAGCAAAATTGAGATGCGTATGTGGTTCTTTGGCGAAACCCGCGCACAGGCCGAAAAAGCCTTGCAGGAAGTCCAGCAGGAAAAGGTCAGCGAAATGCAGGCCGCTATGGCTATCCAGCAGCCCAACCCCGACCAGAGCGATGTCACCGTCCCCAATGATGAGGACGGCAACGACAATTCCGATCAGGGCGAGCAGGGCGGCAACCCGGCTACACCGTTTGGGAGTGGCCCCGGCGAGGAGTGATGACCTGTGCTGACCCAGAAAGAGCTTGAGGCCGCTGTCCGCAAGATGATTGCGAATCTGGATGAAGTCAACCTGTATTTCATCCAGAAAATAGCGACCCAAATAAAGAAAATCGGCGAGATGAATCCTACCAGCATACACCGTTACACGATCATGTTGGAAATGGGTGCAGATGTCGCCGATATTTCCGGCAAGCTCCAAGCCGCAACCCGGCTGACACAACAGCAGATGGCTGTTGTGTACAACACCGCCTTGCAGGATAACTTCACCGACCCGCGATTCAAAGCCGCGCTGGCGGCGCATCCGCTGCCCCGTGAGGAGAATCAGCGGCTCATACAGTACACGCGCAACATCGCCGCGCAGACCTCCGGGGCGCTGCAAAACCTGTCCAACACTACGGCCATATCCGTGCCCTACCAACAGGCCATTGATAAGGCCATTTTGAGCGTGTCCACCGGCATGACCGACTACAAATCGGCTATGCGGCAGACCATAAAGGACATCGGATGGGCCGGGATGCAAGTGCAGTATGCAAGCGGCTATCACCGCCGCCTTGATACCGCCGCCCGCCAGAACATTATTGACGGGGCCTGCCAAATCGCCCAGCACAGCGCCGACGAAATCGGCAAGGCATTGGGCTATGATGCCGTGGAGCTGTCCGCGCATCTCAACAGTGCCCCCGACCATGAGCCGGTGCAGGGCCACGTTTTCCTGCTGG